CATAAACCATATCCAGAGATTGGGTATACAATACCAGAGGCAGTTGGATGTTCAGTATTAAACCACTCAGTAGTTTTATACTTGTAATTAACAGGTCCTTCGTTAGTTTTGAATGTTTTATATGGTAGCATAGGTATTACCCCATACGGTGATATAAAAGCAGCCATTTGGTGTTTGAGATCATTTACAGAACCAAACTTTTTAAAAATAGGATACAAAGGTATCACATCAAGAAATTCAGCAGTGCACACATCTTCATTAAGATAGTTCTTAACTACGCGTACACGTGTCGCTTCCATTTCCTTATGTTTGTTTTTAAAGTGTTCGATTGATCTGTAAACATCTACAATCATGTCATCCAGTCCAAAGTGCGAATTCGTAAGAATTCTTTTTCCAGAAACTAAAACGCAGGTGTGTTTACCAGTCTTTTGATCGACTAATATTCGCATATGTTTTTTAGCTATATTTTCAGCATGTTCAATGTTCAAAGTCCGTTCCAATTTTCCAATGTTTTTCTCAACTATTTCCTTAGATCGTAAAAAGTCATCATTTGCTAATGCAGATTCTTTCTTTCTATTAAACCAAGAAGACAACCAAGATTGAGATTCGCCAGTTTGCGGAGTGTCAGTCAACGTTTCAAAAATTCCATATGCCGCTGTAGTCGTTATTAAACCATAAGCAACAATAGTCAAAATTCCTTCAAATAGAGATCCATTTCCAAGTTCCCTCAAAGCACAGTCAGTTCCTTCAATAATTCCAACAGGTCCGCATGGATAATACGGTAAGTCAGTTACAAATTCGTTCAAAATGTCATAAGACATGCGATCTTCAGCATCTTGAAAATCGCGAGATTCATGAAACAAATTTTTCACCTTCTTACTACATTGTCCATATTTATCTTTCAGCCAAGTCCAGAACATAGATACCATTTCACCAATAAAAGTCACTCCCTCAAAGAGAGGTCCTGATATATCACGTGCAATAGATCCAAGTTTAATCAAATAACGATTCAAAATAGGTTGAAGACGGTCAAACATATCAAATAAAAATTCACGCAAATACTGTGAAGTATTTGTTACGAATTCCATAAATATGTTTCGTCCGTTGTTAAAAGCATCCCATCCATCATTTCTCATCCAATTATCGAGATATTCTCCCAAACCCGCCTGTGGGGTTTGTGTCGAAACTCTGGAACTCACCTGTGGAGTTCCTGTTGAGTTTCTAGAATCATCCTGTGTGATTCGTGTGGAGATAACTCTATCAAATGAGACTTTTTCAGGATTGTTGATACAATCAACAATATCATCCATATTCAA